CGAGTCTGTGCCTGTCGCGATTTGTGGTTTGCCAGAATTCGCCGACCCGACGACTGCGGTGGAGCCGAAGACGGAGGCGTGGGCACGATGACGCCGAAAGCCGAACGATTGTCGGACGCGGTGACGCTGTACGAGGGGGATTGCCTCGATGTGCTGCCGACGCTGGCGAAGGGAAGCGTCGATGCGGTCGTGACGGACCCGCCTTACCACGGGGTCAAAGACAACAGTTGGGATAACCAGTGGAAAACAGACGCCGAATTTCTGACGTGGGCATCGGAGATTTGCGGCTTGCTGGACAAGTCGCTCGCGCCGAACGGTAGCCTTTACTGGTTCGCATCGCCACAAATGGCCGCGAGGGTCGAGTGCGAGATTGCCAAGACCTTCAACGTGCTGAATCAAATCGTCTGGCACAAGGGGGAATCGCGGGGCGGCGTCGCTGGAACAGGCATCGACGTTACTGCCCTTCGGAAGTTCTGGACATCGAGTAGCGAGCGGGTAATTTTCGCAGAACGATACGGGAGTGATAAGCCGTTCGGCGACGCGCTCATTGACGGGAATCGGACCTACTGGTCGGCGTGCGAAGAAACGAAGCGCGGCATCTTCGGCGACTATTTGCGGGCCGAGTTCAAGAAGGCCGGCGTAACTCAAAGGCAGATTGCGGCCTTGTTTCCTTCGGCGTCTGGCGGGCTGACCGGTTGCGTTTCCAATTGGTTGCTTGGCTACAACTGCCCGACGGAAAAGCAGTACGAATCAATGCGGCAATTTCTCAACGCGGGGCAAGGTGATGGCGGCCAATACCTCCGACGCGAGTACGAAGACCTCCGACGCGAGTACGAAGACCTCCGACGCCCGTTCAGGGTTTCGGCGCGCGATGAATGGGGCGACGTTTGGCGGTTCCCCATTGAACGGAATCAAGTTCACCCAACGCAAAAACCTCTGGCAATGATGAACCACATTGTCAGTGTCAGTAGCCGCGGCGGCGACACCATCCTCGATCCGTTCGCCGGTTCAGGAACAACCGCCATAGCCGCGATGCAGGAAGGCCGGCGTTGCATCCTCATCGAACGCGATCCGCACTACTGCGAGATCATCCGCCGCCGCGTTCGCGAGGCCGACGGCGCGGCCCCCGGCACGCTGTTCCGCGAGGTCGCCAGACGCGAGAGCCTGTTCGCCGATGAACCCGAACCGGAGGTCGCCACAAAATGAAAGACACCAACTACTCAACCCGGCAGATCATGCTCGCCTGGTGCCACCGCGAAGGATGGCTATCGGCAGAAGAAATTGCGGATTTCCTGAAACTGGATCGCGGCAAGAACGCGAACGACGCCTATCCGCTCATCGACGGTGCCCACGACGCGACGAGGACATTCTCCGACCTCGTGAAACTGGATCTCGCAAAAAGGAGGGCGGGCGGAATTTCAAAATGAGCAGTAAGATTATGGCCACTATGCCACAACGAAAACGGAACGACAAGCCTAGCCAACTTTATCGCTGGCGGCTCAAGCACAAGTTGCTTCAACGCGAGGCCGCGAAGCTGTTCGGCGTCTCGTTCTCGACCTATCGAAGGTTGGAACTCATGCCGACGCTTCCGAAGAAATACGCGCTCGCGTTCCAAACCGTGAAAGCGAATCTCCCCGGCTAGGAAGGAAAAAGTTCAATTTGGTTCGGTTTCTACTCTTGATTTCTTAATGTCCAAAATGAACAATAAGGAAGTTGGAATCAGGTCCAACAACAGTTCACAAGAGAGGAGGGTTTGATTCCGATGGAAGTCCTCAGAGGCAAAGTCCGCTTGCCGCAGCGAGTCGTGCTGTACGGGGTTTGGAATCAGGTCCAACAACAGTTCACAAGAGAGGAGGGTTTGATTCCGATGGAAGTCCTCAGAGGCAAAGTCCGCTTGCCGCCGCGAGTCGTGCTGTACGGGGTGGAGGGGATCGGAAAGAGTACGTTCGCGAACAACGCCCCCAAGCCCATTTTTCTCCCGACCGAAGACGGACTCGGCGAGATCGACTGTGAACGGTTGCCACTGGCGACCAGTTACCAGCAGTTCGTCGATAACCTCGGCTGGTTGTGCCAAGACAAGCACGAATACCAGACGGCCGTGGTGGATACGCTCGACTGGCTCGAAAAGTTGATTTGGGCCGACGTGTGTCGGGCCAACAACAAGAAGTCAATCGAGGAGATCGGGTACGCGAAGGGCTACCACTACGCACTCGACCAATGGAAGGAGGTCATTGCCGGACTGGATTACCTGCGGCGCGAGCGGGGGATGGCGGTCATCCTGCTGGCTCATGCCAAGATCGAGAAGTTCAACGATCCGGAATCGCAGGCTTACGACCGGTATACGCTCGCGATTCACAAGTTCGCGGACGCCTACGTTCGCGAGTGGTGCGACGCCGTCCTGTTCGCTTCGCGCAAGAAGCGGATCGAAGTCCAAGATGTCGGGTTCAACAAGACCCGAGCCATCGCCAAACCGGTCGGTGGCGATGGTGGCGAGCGGGTCATTCGTGCGAACGAAAGCCCGGTCTGCTCCGCGAAAAACCGATTCGGCATCACGGGCGAGATTCCCCTTTCGTGGGAAGCGTTCGCCCAAAACCTGTCTTGAAAACCCAACCTGCAAAACACAACCACAAACGAGAACAAAACATGAGCATTTTGCAAGACGGATTCAATGCGGACGAAGTCGCTCCGTCAACCGTATTCGATGCGATCCCGCCAGGCAAATACAAGGCGGTCATCGCGGAATCGGAGGAAAAGAAGACGAAGAAGGGAGACGGTTCCTATCTCCAGCTGACGTTCACCGTCATCGAGGGCGAATTCGAGAACCGCAAACTCTGGGCGCGGCTCAACCTCAACAACCCGAACGATCAAGCCGTCAGCATTGCTCGTTCCGAACTTTCGGCCATCTGCCGGGCCGTCGGCGTCCGGCAAATCAAAGACCCGTCGCAACTCCATGACATCCCGCTGTTGATCCGCGTTTCGGCCAAGAAAGACGACGCGGGCGAACTCCGCAACGAGATCAAGGGATACGAGTTGGCGAATGGAACGGCGACGGTTACGACCAAGCAACCGGTGGCGGCCACGGCCGGCGGCAAGGCCCCTTGGGCGAAGAAGTAAAGGAGAAGGGATTTTCAACCGGGCCGCGTGATGCGGCCCGGATTTTCTGAATGGGAAGCACTACTCATGAATCTCCGCTGGTATCAAACTGAATCCATCGAGAAAGTTTACAAGTACCTCCGTGAGCGGGCAGGCCATCCTTGCATCGTGCTGCCCACGGGCGCGGGCAAGACGCCGGTATTGGCCCAACTCTGCCACGATGCGGTTATTCGGTGGGATGGTCGGGTACTTGTTGTTTCTCACGTCAAGGAACTCTTGGAACAATCCGCATCAAAAATTCAATATCTCTGTCCGACCGTGAACGTCGGGCTTTACTCGGCCGGGCTGAACAGTCGAGACACCGCGAACCCGATCATTGTGGCTGGGATTCAAAGTATCCATGACAAGGCAGCAATTCTCGGCCGATTCGATCTTCTCATCATCGACGAGGCCCACCTCATTCCCGCGTCCGGCGACGGAATGTATCGGGAACTCATTGCGGCCCTGCTGGAACTCAATCCCGATCTCCGAATTATCGGCCTGACCGCGACGCCGTTCCGCCTGGACTCCGGCCCGATCTGCACTCCTGACGGGATCTTGAACGAGGTCTGTTACGAAGTCGGAATTCGGCCGTTGATCGCGCAGGGGTTCCTTTCCAAACTCATTGGCAAGGCCGGCGTTCAATCGGTCGATACGCGATTCTTGAAAGTCGTTCGCGGGGAATTCGAACAAGAGAAACTGGAAGCGGCCTACGATGCGATTCTTGATTCCGCCATTCAGGAAATCATTGAGAAGACACTAGATCGGAAGTCGGTACTCATCTTCACGCAGAACGTCGCACACGGCAAGAAGGTCGCGGAAGCGTTGCGGGATGTGCAACGAAAAATCTTTAACAAGGGACGAGAAGAGTTAAAGCCCGCATTGTCATTGTTTGACATTCCCGCCGATCCAGTTCCCGAACTCAATACTCTTGTCGC